TTCTCTAGCAGCGGTATTAGCGAAATGTCTTCTTGCAGGTATTTTACTTGTACCATTTTCTAAATCTTTTGGATACGTTAAATCAGTAAAAACTTCTGCATCAAAACCTGATTGTTTGATATCAACAGAATTAAGAAAACGACCAGTATCAACACTAGTAGGTTCTGGACGATGACCTGAAATGCTTTGTTTTACTTCATTTTGAACATGTCGAGCTGCTTTAAGTATACTTGATTTAACATTTCTTTCTATTCCAATATTTGTCGCTGCAAAAAAAGCTTGAGATTTTGTTAAACCTTCAATTTTAATTTTTACAACCATTATTGTTCACCTATCAAAGAACCGTTTGTTAATTTTGTAATATAAACACGTTTATATATCTTCACATCGTTAACTTCATGTGGTATTCCGCCAAGAGGTATAACTGTATAATAATCAGCTGATGTCGGGCTTCCTCCCATACCAATCTTCACTTTAAGATTACTTCCTGTCCCTGTAAAATCTAGACTACCGTTAACATACAATCTTTGTGCTTGATTAGAAAGTTTACCTTGCTCAACTAATACTGCATCTTCTGACGCTGGACGTGTAGACAAAGGTAAAACTATCCCTGATGTCCATGTTTCATTAAGCGTATCTTCTGTTAAAGAAACGTCATCATCCCATACACTACCTGTTGTTTGATTAAAATATCTTACTCTAATAGGTTTACCATTAATTGCAACCATTTGAGCAAAAGCTGCCGAAAAATTACCAGCCGATGTGCCAGGTATAGCTTCAGATTCAAAATTATAAATAACATCAATCGGTGTATCATTGAATACGTTAATAAGAAAAGTTATTGTAGTATTTGCATCATTATGTGATACAGTATAATCTGTGGTAAGGTAAAGGTATTGTCCACTATGCACTACTCTAAAACCACCCTGTACAGTTTTTTTTGTATTATTTAAGGTAAGAACTCTATTCTTTTTTCCATTATCTCCGCTTAAATTTGAACCTAAAAAGTTTTCTGTTGTTGCCACTTTTTATAAATCCTCATTTTTAATTATTCTTTCTAATAATCCATTCCTATCCCTACAAACTCTCAGTTTATGTTTATAGATATCTTTAAGTATATCTGAATACCAGCCACATAAATCGTTATTTTTAGACATATAAAAATTACAATAGTTTGGACGTCCCTTACATTTGAGACAATCACTAATTTGATCGTATGATCTTCTTAGTTCCATATTTTTTGTTTTGTATACCATTTTTTATGTATGAATACAGTTACCTGATTCGCAGGTTACCACGCATATATCGCTGGAATTAAAGCCGCTTATCGTTATATCTCCAACATTAGTTAAATTACCTGCAAATGTTACATTACCTTGCCCTGCACTTGATTGGTTTATTATAATATCATTCCCTCCTAAATCTGTTGCTGCAATATCACAATTATCGCTGCAATCTATGTTCCATGTACCGCTTGTATATGTGCAAGTATCTACTGCGGCAGTTCTATCAAGGATTAAAGGAATATCTGAAAATGTTGGTGGCGAATATCCTGTCTCTAAATCGTCGAGTATAAGTGGTATATCATCAAAACTGGGTGCTGTGTAAGCCATAGATAAACTTACAGTAACCAAAATACATAGTCCGAGTAAGATTATTTTTTTCATGATATTGCATTAATATGTGAAGCTATGTCACCCCTTAAGGTTTGGTTCGCAGGGTCATAACCACATACTAGGTAAGTACCATTCGTTGAAAGGGAGTATGTCCAACCACCACTAGCGTTACTTGTCGCTGTGCCAGCAAGACTATCATCATCTTGTTTTATAATATAAACAGTTCCGCCTGATACTATTATTTCATTACCATATGTCATATTGCCTGTCAATACTTTTTCTTTAGTTGTAAAGTTCCATGTATCAGATTGTGTTGTTAATATACCATCTGTAACATTAGCGTACCAAAAATATGTATAATTAAAGTTTATTAAACTAAACCTGCACGTTGCATCACTACCATTAGCTATATTGCTAGTATTAACACATGTTTCAGTAGTATTAATATTATAAAATGTTACGTTCATTGAATCATCATCATTATCTGTAACTGTAATATTAAGTAATTGGTATAAAATTTGGTCAATTGAACCATTCTCTGGAGCATTAAGTGTAGGATCATTAGGTGCTTGGTTAAGATTAATAGCAAGAGCACCACTACTAGATGTAGCGTTACCATTTTCATCACAACTTATATATAAGTTACTTGATCCACTAGGTATAGTGTCACCAGCAATAACTGTACATATATGAGATGTTGAACCAGTTGTTGAACAATTACGTGTTCCACCAAATGCTGTATAATTAGAATCAGTTGTCCCAATTCTACAAGATACTGGTATACTTGTATCAACTGTTACAGTTGGCGTTGAATCTGTAGTATTACATTCAGTTGATTGATTAGTATTCCAAACAGTACAACCTCCATCACTGGTCATATTCCAGTTTGAAAATGTTAAATCTACTATAAATGGATATTGTAATCCTGAACCATTATTATAAAGTTCTGATATTTCAGAAGGCGTTAATAATCTATTCCATATTGCTACTTCATCAATTGTCATATTAGCTGAAATTCCATAACCAGCCTGATCTTCATCAGCACCAAATCTCCAACCTTCGGTACTATCAGAACCACTCTTATCTGTTACTGAATTATCATCTTCTAATGTTTCGTTTAAATATGCTTGAGCATTAGATGTAGCATTAAACATAAATATCATATAAACCCAACTATCTAACGTAACATTAGGAAAAACTCTTACATAACTTGCAACTCCTTCTTGATCTACTCTACATCGTAAGTTTTCTGCAACTCCTCCCTCAAAACCTTGACAACGAACATGAAATCTATTACTAATACCTACATCATTTGTATTCCATATCCAGATATTACTAACTACATCAGTTAAGTTGCCATTGTATTTTAACCAATTCCCTACGGTAAATGATTGAGTTTCACTCCATGTAAATGGGTTTGGAAAATCAATATAGTCTTCTGTATCATTAAATTCATAACCATTATTAATATATCCAGATGTACTTCTAGGTCCATTTACTGTTCCGTTATTTGTTCCTAAACTGTCTATTGCATCAGAATTATCAAAATTATAATATGAAATAAGACCATCCGTTAAAGCACCATTAACACTAATAATACTAAATAGTAATATAATAAATATTAAAAATAATTTTTTCATGATACCACCACACTAATGTTTTTAGATTGTACGTATCTGTTAGTATCACAATTATCTTGGCTAAAGTTGCAACCATTCTCGTTACAGTAAAAATGGCAACACGATTCACCGGATGTACATTCACCGTCCATGTTAGAGTCATATAATGTATCACAAGTAATATTAAAAAATTCAGTAAAGTTTACAGGTGTATAACTACATTCCCCTAAAACTTTATACTCAACATGATAAGTACTATTAGAAACGTTAATATCATAACCATAATTAATACAGTCAGTCCTATTGTTAAGAGTTATATTAATACCTGTATCACAAGTAGTATAATTAGTACCGTTACCAGCTTCTTCTTCTGTACAGTTTTCTTCATAATAAGATGTAGTGTTCCAGTATACAGTGGTACAATTTTCTAACGGTTCAATTGATACGTTATAATTTTCTCCTTCCCATATTGGGTCTATCATAACGTATAATGTTCTACCTGTAGAACTAGTTTTTCCTCCCCATTTACAGCCAGGAGAATTGATAAGTCTGTCTAAATGTAAACAATCATTCTTGGTCATATCAGTTTCTGTATTACAATAATATCTAGCAATAGCAGGGAATGTATCATTAAAATAAACTATATCTGTAACATTATCCCATACACCGCTATTAGTACACAAATCTTTGCCATCATAGTAAGGGTAAAATGCAGCTATACCTATTATACCGAATAAAACTACAATTAATCCTCCAGAATATTTTGGGAATTCCATTTTTAACATATCCTCAATTGGCTAGTGTCTCCATTAATAATAATACAAGTTGCATTATCATTAATATAATGATTATTTGTATCACTTTCAAAACGTATTTCTTGTACTGTAGTATTAGTTGAAATTGTTGCATTATCAAAAGTTACAGCGTTAGTTGTTTGCACATTTTGGTTCATAGCATAAAGTTCATTAGCACCTTGACCTGTGTCAAGAGTTGCACCTGTTATAGCACCTGAACAACTTATTATATCAGTTGTAACAGTACCATCAAAGTATGCGTCTTTAAATTCTTTAGTACTATTACCCAAATCGTAGGTATTATCTGTATCAGGGATTATATTACTATTAACAGGATCACTCCAAGAATTACCAACTAAATCTCCTTCTATACAAGACCCACCAATACAAACATCTAAAAATGTTACATTATCAGTCGTTTCTACGTCTTGATTCATAGCATAAAGTTCGTTGTCGCCTTGACCTGTGTTAAGAGTAGCAAATTCACCGCTAACACCGTCAACAATACTATACAAATCTCTTAACGTAATATTACGTGCAGGATCAAAATCGTAAGCAGTACTAATTAATACTAACGAAATAATGAAAAATATTGAAATTAAAAATTTTATTATTGGTTTCATGACAAACTCCTCGCAAATTGTACCTTCCTTCCTAATGATCTTAAATTCATCTCGGCAAGTTTTTGATATTGTTTAGAACTCATTACCTCGCCACTATTTTCAGTAGTTAACTCTGCTAATCGTATTTTTTCTCCGCCTGGCTGTGATTGAATAAGATCGATTGTGTCAGCTTTAGAAAAATTAACAATAGCAGGCTGATATTGTGCAGGTATCGAGTTAGACCCAATAGAATCGCCTGTATAATTTTCCACATGCTGACGTGCCATGTCAACTATCTCAACCATATTACCTGAAACACCAGCAGGTACTTGGATATTTTCAACAATATGTGTAGCTATACTTCCCAATGAATTTAAACTAGTAACAGCCATTTTTACATATAATCAATAATTATACCTAACCCTGATTTTCCAGTACCTAACCCTGACCCTTCAATTATAACTTTTTCAGTACATATCAAAGGAAACATCATATTAGGACTTCCTACTTGAACAGCTGTATTAGTACCAGTACCGCTTGCTGTATAACTTGCATATTCGCCTGGATATATAGGCTGTTTTGAACCGTAAGCAGTTGTACCACTTTTTAGCATAAGTATCGCTGGCTGTAAACTTGTACCGCTTTGTCTTATCCATAAACTTCCTGTAGCTGTCCAATTTCCTGTATCTACAGAAATACGTTTAATTTCACCATTAATTGCATAATTAGAATATGTTGTAAGTGAACCAAGAGAAGATGTTAAATCTGTTGGGGTAAATGTGTATGTTTTTATTCTGTTATAATTTCCTGTCGTAATAACTCCTGTTCTAGAACCTGCCTGTATAGCTTCATGTGAAGCATATTTTCTATCACGCAGTCCTGCACTCTGTGTAAAAGTCATAATAAAATACCTCCTTTTAAATTTGTGTGTTTATAGTGACGCAGAAACGGATTAACCTGACATCACTTGTATTAATTAAAAAAATAAATTAAAAAAAATTTATAATCCTACAGCTACCCAATCGTATGTAGTACTTGCAGCTCCAACAATTTCGCAACCTGAAACATTACGTGTACCGCTTGAAAATGCTGAAACACTACCAACTCCTGCAACAAAATTCTGAGGACTTAGTGTCATAAAATATGATCCTGCAAAATTTTGTCCGAATAATACTGTAGCTGCACTCCCTGCACTTGTAGCAATACTGCCTGCTTGAACAGTTGCACCGTATGCAACACTAGCTGACGCGTTCACGTTAGATGATGTTAATGTACCGTCAGCATCTATCATAGTTTCACCTCTGATAGATGTTCCAGATACAACAGCAGATTTTACCTGTGTTCCACCATATACGTTAGCACCGCTGATTATTTCAGTACTTGTAGTTTCTTTGTTGACTTCTTCGAAGCCTAATCCATCATTTAATCCTGGCATGTTTTATCCCCCCTTATATTTCTATGAAGTGGTTATTTCACATGTTGCAGTATCTCTGATGTATTCTACATCTATCCTCATAGTTATTGCAGCACCACGCATATCGAATGTAGCCAAATCAAAGTTTTCGATAGTAACATCTCTTTTGTATGCAATCAAGAAAGAATGTGCTCTATCAATTACATAAGCATATTTAGCATACGTTGATGGTGTAGGTGTAGCGTTCCTTGAAAATCTTACAACTTTCATACCGAATAATGTACCTAAGAAACCTGTCTTAATCATTTCAGTATTTCCAGCCTTATCAGCTTCAACAAAGGTATCAATATTACGCATGTCCCACAAAACTTCATCCCCTACAAGTAAGTCAGTAGGTGTATAATCATCTCTTTCAAGATAGTTCATACCTTCAGTAATATTAGCGATAGTTATAGCTGCTCCGCCTGCTACTGTATTTGTTGTACTATTAAGTTCTGCTATAATTAGTTCAGTTTCTTTTTCAGCAAACCTTTTTCCTGCATATCTAATGTTTCGTTCAAACAAATCAAACTGTGCATCTTCCATCATTTCGCGAGTTATTCTTACAGAAACACCATATTTAACAGGACTTATTGTTACGCTTGTATCGTATTCAATAGCTCCCAATAATACTTCTGCACCTTCACCAATTTGATGTATATCCATTGAATTAGGTTTAATAAGGTTTAAAGTCCATGATGAACCTTGATTAGCTGTCTGTGCAGGTGTCTGGAAAATAGCTGCTAGTTCTCTTGGAAGTAAATGTTTATCAACTTCGTCCACAAGCATAGGCATAATCAATTTTGGTATAAGTAATGTACCAGGTACGCCTGTATCTCTTGTGATATATTCTTGTATTCTATTAAATGCCATTTAAATCACCTATAAATTCAAAGAAACAAGACAATAGTTCTCGCTTCCTGCTTCTGTTATTGCTCTACCTATAACACCAGGTATTACACTTCCAGCGTCTACACTAAATCCTAGTGGTTCAACTGAATCATTACCTGCTGTCGCTGAAGCACCGCTTGTTAATACAACAAGATGTCCGCCTGATACTGCTCCTGCAGATTTTACCAAATATGCTCCTCTTGTAGCAATTGTTACTAATTCGTCACTTCCTGCATTATTTAACGCAATTCCGTTACATCTACCGAAAGTATCACACTTGCATGCTTTTAGGTCATCTACCGAAAAACTTGAAGCCTGTGAACCAACTACTCCTGCTGCAGCCGCAGCACCTGATATATATACAAAGTTTCCGCCAGATATTGTTTCTCTTGCTTTTGCTGTAAATGTTCTCGGATTTTCACCGTCCCATAATACTACAGCTCCTAATGGGTTTGTTCCTTGTGCTATTCAAATCATCTCATAACTGTATAAGCCCCACCGAATAAAGTACCTACTCCTTCTTGTATAGAATATGCACCTTTTTCTTCTGTAACTTGACTATTTTCTTCTGTAAAACTTTCTTTATTAGATTTTTCTTCTGCCTTATTTTCTTCTTCAGATTCTTTAATCTTATTTTGAAGTTTTAAATTTTCTTTCTTTAGTAATTCAATTTGAAGTTTCTCATTCTCTTCTTTAAGTTTAGCAATATCGTCAACTTTATTTTCTTCAACCTTTTTTTCTTCTGCAACTTTTTCTTCGACCTTTTTTTCAGTCTTTTCTTCAACTTTCACAGAATCATTAGCTGAACTAACTTCTTTTTTTGCTTCAACTTTTTTCTCGATTTTCTTGTTAGTCATTTTAACCTCCTCATTTTTTTTATATGCTTCTTTCATTGCGATACCAAAGTTTGCACCTTGATCTGCACCAATAGCAACCAAACTTAACTCCCTGAAAGTTATCCCTCTAGGAATTAAATTACCATCATCTGATTCTTCAATATTGTCCACGTCAGCACCTATAGATACACTATTAAGTCTACCGTCGGATATCATTTCACGCATTGTTTTATCCATAACTTTTGCTTTAAAAACTATATTATTATTATTATCATCATATTTGCTATTAGAAACTCTACCGACTATCGAATCAACAGAATTTTTATGATCTTTTAATAATGGTACGCCTGTCAATGTTTTCGCTGATGGTGCTAACTCTTCGCTTAAAAAGGTATGCTTATTTGACGTTGTCGTAGAATTTATTGCTACACCTTCAATAAAAAAATCTTCGCTGGAATTAGTTTGTTGCTCCTTAATAGGTACTTGGAAATTAAAGTTTAATGCCATTTTATGTGAATTTAGATTTTAAAGTATATAATAATTACTCAGAATTATATATATAAAAATATAAAAAGTGCTTTCTAATCAAGCTTTACATATCTAGAATTTGCTAAACGCTTGATAACCTTTTTGTTTTGACCAACCTCATTTAAGTTATCATTTGTTATTGGTAAATGCATCTCA